GATTTTTTTTTGTTTTTTCTGTTAATTTTTTAAGATTTTTCTCTGTTTCGTCCAGAGTTTTATCTAATTTTATTTCAGCTTTTTTTAATTTCATGTCAGCTTTAATTTCGCCAACTGTCTTTTGACCAGGAAATTTAGTTCCTGGTTTAATTTTAATTGTTTTAGTTTTATCTTTTAAGGCCTGTTTTGCAATCCATCTTCCAAATCCTAATACCATTATTTCTTCCCTCCATTACGAAATATTTGTGTACCCTTTATACCAAATACGCTGGCAACTACAAGTATCCATAAATTTGTAAACCATTTCGGAAGGTTAGAAAAGTACTCAAAAAAGATCTCTATCTTCCTCATCGCCTCCGGATCCTCTGTCCAGACCGACCAGGCGAGCACAATTATCGGGAGCGTAAGTATCGCAAGGACGATTTCGTCCTTGTAGTCGTTTTGCCGAGCTTCTAAAAGTTTGCCCTGGTAAGATTCCTCACCTCGGGCCATACGCTCTGCATGCATCAATCGTGCATCAGACATCGCCATTTTCGTACGTTGTCTATTTGTATAAAGCTTACTTCCAGCTTGTAATGCTATCTTTGCGAGTCCAAACCAAGCCATATTACACCCAAGTTACAGGTTTTTGTGGTCTTGCTTTGACAACAGCGCCTCTTTTAACAGGGTTTGTATCTTTTACAAATTTTTCCTGTTTAACGGGCTTGTCATTTCTCCGTGCGTCTGGAGATGCGACTGTTTTTTGTTTAACGTAGTTCCACGCCATTAGTTGCTCCTTCCATTAGTTTTAGGCTTCATTCTTGCAAGTGTCAAGCGATTCTCATTTGCCATTTCTTGCTTTTCAATTGAAGTATCAGCTCTTAATTCAGCCAATTCTTCGTTCTGTTCCAGTTTATCTTCCTGAATTCCTTGATTCATCAATGTCTTCATCTTCTCTAAATTAAGTTTTTGAGTCGCTTCTTGACGTTTTTTCTCATTATCAATCGCTCTGATGTCTAATTCTCTTGATCTTAACTTAGCAATAGGGTCATGATCGAACTGTGAAGTAATTGCTTTTTCCTCTTTAGCAAACTCTTCCATCATATCTGCTACTAAAACAGCTTTTCTTGCTTCAATTCGTTGTTGAAGCTGCATAACTTGCTGCTGCAGTTGTGGATTTTGCTGTGCCATCTGTTGCATTTGTGCAAGTTGAGGTAATTCATCTTTAAATTCTATCTCGATTTGCTCTTGAGCCATTAAAGAAATGTGTTCAAGGCAATTTTTCTCTATCGTTGCTAAAACCATAGGTGAATTTCTAACCATATTCGTTGCTAAAAAGTTTAAGTGAGCTGTAATGTGTGCTCTGTGGTCTTGTCCAGGAAATGCTTGGAATGCAACACCTGCTAAAGCATCAATATGTTCTAAAGCCGGATCTTTTGGAACCGGTCTTGGTGGTTTTTTCAAAATTAAGTCAATATCTTTTGCACCTAAAGCCTCATACATGTTTCGATACACTTCATATTGGTTATGAAGTTGAGGATTTGAGGCCGCCAATTGCAGCTCCGTCTGTGCGAGGGAGATTCGTTGAGTCTGACTAAAGATATTTGGATCTGCAACTGGCAGAATATCTACTCTGTCATCAAAGTCCGTTTGCATAATCTGCCTTTGGCCTCCAACAACATCGTATGGATATACGGGTGGTAGATAAAGTTTAAAAACTCGAGCAAGCAACGTAAATTCTTTCTTCATTGCTGCATATAATCTCTTGTGTATGGCTGACATTGTTCTTGAGCCTCTTTCTAACAGCGCAACGGTCGTGCCCACTGCCGCTTGTTGATTACCCTCACCTACTTGCAGGTCCGCTATGGAAGCGAATCGTTGTCCTGCTTGTACCACGACGCCCATAAGTTGTAATAAGGTTTGAGATGGCTCTTTAAACGGAAGCATCATGAATGCATCTTTCAAATTTCCACCAGGAGCGTCTACATCTCTAAATTCTCCAGGTTGAATCGCTTGTGCTTCGTCTCTCATTTTAATTCCACGCATTTTAAAGCCTGCAGGAAGATTTGAAAGTGTTCCCGCATCTAAAAGTTGTCTTAAAGCAGCTGTTGCAGTTCTAGATAATCCACCAATCATGTGAATTAAGCCAAAACCATAAAAACCAAGTCCAGGTAAGAATTTAAAATGAACAAAATAATCAATTTTCTTTTTCATTGGATCACCGGCTTGATAATTTCTACGAATTGATAAAATTTTTCTTGTTCCTTCTTCAACAGTGACAATATAAGGTAATTTAATGCCTGTTGGATTTCCTTCAGCATCTTGATCTTCAAACCCTTCTAAATCTAGACTGATATGACACTCAAGAATCGTAAACATACGATCATCACGTCCTCTTGTCGTCCCTTCCAGCTTTCTTTCCTTCTCTTGAAGCTCGGATTCGATTAAATGAGTTGGTGTTAGTTCAATATCTCGATAAAAACCACCCACTTGTTGTTTTCTTAATGCATTTTCTGTCATACGAATCATATGAATAATAGATTCGCATTCATCTAACGATGAAGCCGTATAAGGCACTACTAAATCATCTGCAGGAACAAATTTAGAAACCGCTCGCTGCATCAATTCATCATAATAAATTTTTTTAAACGCAGAACCTGCTAAAGGTAAATAAAATAACATTTGATCAAAATCAGCCTCGTACTCAGGCATTTTATTCATGATCTGATAATTCATAAATTCTTTTACACGAATTCCTTGTTGCTCTTTATCAGGAGATAACATTCCAACGATTTGTGTTCTCACAGGACCTGTTGAAGGTAATAATTCTTTATAAGCTAAAGATTGAAACTGCGTAACTGCTTCTGCAAGTACCGGGTGCGATGCACCAGAGGCTCCTTTGAAAGGTTCGCTTCTGTCATCATAATTAAAACCTAAAAGATCTAATCCTGATGTATAAGCTCGTTCCCAATCTCTTCTTGAGTTTTTATAATCTTGATAATCCGTAAATAGTTTTGAGCCTAAAGGATCTAAAACATCATCTGGTAGTAATTCTGCTAAATTCGCAAAATGGTCTCCTGATTGTTCGACACTTCCAATGGAAGGGTCGAAATTAATATCAACACTACCGTCTTCATTTTCTTGAACATCAATAGGTTTTCCAGCATCAACTTGCTCTTTAAGTCGCTCTTGTTGTTCTAGTTCAACCTCTTGAGGTCCTGGTATATTTACTGTTTGTTTAACGTTGGGTAACGCTTTGTCAATCTCCGCCATTTATTCTCCGTTGTTAAGGTTCTATCCTTTTTATAGTTAATATTCAAGCCTTGTGGCATGGGTCCTCGCTTTGGAGGCACTGTTTTAGTTAATTTAGTCAAGACCAAAGTCATCCCAATCATAATCTGGTGGTTCCCAAGTAGGATTTGTGTCTTTTGGTGTCGTTCCTTTTTTCTTATGTATTTCTTTAACCGTTTTTTTCTTCGCAAAAGCTTCTAATTCGGTTAAATCTGATACGGCATCCTCTACTGTGGTTACATCCCCTTCTAATTCCACATCTTCCGGGGTTACCTGGTGTGGTCTCGATTCAGCAACCTCTACTTCTGCTTTAGTTTTTTTACCAGCCTGTTTACCTTCTTCAATAACTTGAGGGGCTCTATAACCTAGTTGATAACCTTGCTCATAAGCACCACTTGCTGAATCAAAACCACCTTTAGAAGCAACTTCAAAATGAACATCTTTAGTATTTACATCATAAACCATATCCACTTTATCGCCTGATTCTAACGTTCCTCTTTTTACAATTTGTCGTTCTGCTGTAGCTACTTTCTCTGTAACGTCCTCCCCTTCATTCCAAAGTCGTTTAGCAAGAAGCTGAACCCATTTTAATTTTGAACTAAGACCTTCAAGAACGGGTCCTGTATATTGGGCAGCGGCTTTTGTTGCCGGTGCTGTAAGTTTAAAATATTTGCCAAGAATAGGAATCAGGGATAATGCACCTACACCTTTTAAAAATAATCTTTTACTTGGATCTTTAGGTCCTTTGGAAAAACCTACACGGCCGCCTTGGTTGAACATAGGTTCATCAACATCAAATTCTTCTTTTTGTGCTTCTGCAATTCTTTCTGGCGTTAAAAACTCTTTACGTCTTTCATAATCTTTATAAGCATCATATACCGACCCTGTTGCTCCAACTGCTACTCCTACTGGTCCCATAAATCTGGAACCAACTTTTCCTAAGCCTAAAAGTCCTCTTCCAGCCCTAGCTAATTTACCTTGGTATTTATCCGGAATAATCTTTGAAATATTTTCTTTAAACAAACTTGGAAAAGCTAATTCTGCTCCTACGATTGGATCAACCACAGCATCTGCTACACTTTCACCGGCTTTTAAATTATCATGAATTCTCCAACCTGCAAATCCTGCTCCAGCTAGTGGAGTTCCTAAAGATCTAATCATTTTCTTTAACGGCCAAGTAACAGGGGTGTGCACCGCTCTTCTTACAGTTTTCAAAGGATCACTTGGAAGTCTTTTAGATGCTCGAAGCGTTGTGCCAGCTACAGCTGCACTTGTTACAGGATGTTCTTTAATAAGATCACCAGGAAGCATACTTGCTTCAAGTACTTTTTCATTTTCCTCCTGCGTTAAACTAATTCCATGTTTTTTTAAAACTTTATCTGCTGCATAACCACCTACAAGAGCAGCTATCGATGTCACTGCTTTAACTTTTCCAGATCCTTTTACATTTTTGGCTGTTTTAATATAATTATCAAAATTATTAATTTGATCTTGACTAATAATCATCGTTTCTGGTTTTGTTCGAATTCCTGGAATTTTATTTCCTTTGTAACTTTCAAAAAACGCATTACTGTGTTTCATATTTTTTCTTAGTTCTTTTGATAAAGATGCTTCATCAACATCTTTTAGATAGGGAGTTTTATCTTGTATGTTTACAACATTTCCAAAAGTAAATTTTAAAGGATTTAAATAACCTTTAGTTCGTGCATTAAAATTTTTATTTAATTTTTTTATGTCATCTTTATATTGTAGTTTTTCTTCAGGAGTACCCTCGTTATACCCAGCGATTAAATTTCTAAGAGGAGAATCATAGGTATATAATTTAGCCTGATTAAATCTGCCTGGAACATAAGTAGCTCTAGCCATATAATCTTTCGGCAACTGAAAACCTTCGGTCAAACCAAGAGCTTGACCTACCCTATGTTCTATTTGAAAAAACCCAGATTTAGCTTTTCTTCTAAATAAATTTGGAATTTCATCTTTAAGTCTCGCAAATAAACCCAAGCGATTTTTCTTTATTTGTTTTAGACTGTCTTCATAAAGAGCTTTAGTTTTTGAATCTAGTCCTCCTTCTTGTAATAACGTTTTGAACTTTTCTTCATTTGAAAGAACAACGGTATAGTTCTTTATCACATTATCCAGATTAAAATTTAAATTTTTAACCAAAGCATCCGGAAGACCCCCGCCCTTTTGCAACGATTGTCTAAAACTAAAATCATTTAAAAACTTTAGCATAATGTTTCGTTCTGCTGTCGTTGGTTTAAAAGTTGGTCTCTTTGGATTTTGTGTATAAAATTTTGTAAGTAAAGCGGCAGCATTTTTATGATTAGGATTATTCTTAAACATGTTCATTCCAATAATTTGCCTTAAAAGCGATTTTCTTTCCGCCAGTTTTTTCTTCCCTATCGTCCAACCTTCAATTGAATAGTCTCGTGGAAAAGAGAAATTTTTACCTGCTTTATCAAAGAATAGAAATTCCGGACCTTGACGTCTTAGATATTTTTCTTGATCAAAGAATTTAAATACTTCTCTTTCTATATCTTTAACCGTTTTATATTTCGGATTTTTACTAAGCTCTTCTACTTTTGCCATTAACTCATCCATAGATTGCTTTTTAAAATCTAGTCGAGTTTGAGTAGCTTCTATTAGTTTATCATAGTGAGAGGCTTTAGTAATTTTCATAGCTTTCTTTCTTTTTTTCATTAGGTCCGCTTTAGTATCGGCAACAATAGGTTCTAAGTTTCCTCTACGATACCATGTCCATTTTCCAAAATTAGGATGATCAGGCTTTTTAATCTTTTTTATATTTGTGGTGGTATAGCCGTAGCCACCCGGTTCTACGAGGCCGCCAGGTTTCATTCCGACTCTTCCACCTGCACTTTTATTAATCGGATGGACAGATTTATCCATGTCCATCTGTAAGTATTCTTCAAAGGTCATCTGGTCAGAGTGATTAGACATCCAATCTGCCCACGAGCCACCATGCTTAAACCCAACTCTTCCCCCCGAAGCATAACTCGGGCGAGTTAGATACGCCATCATTTCATTGTATTCGTGTATTTTCATTAAACTCCTAAGATTTCAGCAAGACCTTTACGCTTTTTATATTCTTCTATTAATCTACGAAGGATAGGGTCAATCTTTGGCATTGTTTGCATCCAAGCTTTGTCTTTAGTAGGTGAGTATTGTCCTTCACCTACAGGACCTATTCCACTATCATATCCCGGTCGATTCAAACGCAGTTCTCCTGCGATGCCGCCGGATGCCATATCAGGTTTTTTAGGTCTCATGTGTGCATCGAACATGTCAAAAATTTCTTTTTGTTGTTCTCGACTAAGAGCGTTGAATTCTGCGTTTTCTCGTAGCATAAAGCTTTTTATTAACTCCTCATTTTCCTCGGGTCTGTTTAATTTCATTTGAGTGCTAAAGCCTTTTTTAATTCTTTCAGGGCTAGCAGTAACTGTTTCCTTTGGAACAATTTTAGGAGTAACTCCTTGAAAAGGATCTTTTTTCTTTCCTAATCCTTCTAAACCTTTTTTCATGATGTCTTCACCTGCTGGTTTCATTTTGCCTGACGGATCAAAGAATCTACTCTGTATATTTTTAAGTTTTTGTTTCTCCATGGCTTCAGCATAATCTAAAAGTCCCTGAACTTGTTTTTCAGTGACTTTGTTAATATCATAACCCATCTTTCTCATTTTATCAGCCATGGCGTCGGTGAGTTGTCTTATTTGCATCTTATAGGCTGGACCTGGAATGGTTGGAATTCCTTTTACACCTTTTTTAGTGAGTGCTTTTTTAAGAACGTATTCGATTGCTTCGAATCCTAATTTTCCTGCTTCCCAATACTTTTTAACCATTAATAGTAAACCCTTTTACTTCTTATAATTTTTTCATCTTTGTAATCTTCAGGATGCGGTATTAATCCGCCCTGTCTGAATCGCATCACGGCTTGAGTCATACTATCCACCAAGTCGTCATGATCGCCATACGGGAATGCAGCGCATTCCTCGATGACTTCCTGTGCAAACTCTTTGTGAGTGGGCGCCCATATGGTCCCGCTTTCAAATAGCGGTGCGACCGAGTTTACTCTTGTATGCTTATCATTTCCTTTGGATGGTGTAAAGTTAATAACAGGGATCCCCATATTCCTTAATTCATAAGTGAGAGGCAGTCCTGAGGCT